GTTTCCTGTATGGCACATTGGATCTAATTTCTTACACGAGATTGCAAAAACATGGTATCAATATTTGTTAGATAAAGGTGTTAAGTTTGAATGGGAAACTGAAGTAGATAAAATTGAGTTTGCTGATAATAGAATCCATTTTTTTAGAAAATGGCATTTTGAACCACAGATGGAATGGATTTCATATGATGAATTATTATTTGCAGTAGGTAAATCAGGTATTGATTTTGCTCAACAATTAGCTGACGATTATAAATTACCTAACGAACCTAAATCAGTACAAATTGGTGTTCGATTTGAAGCACCACAAAAATACTTCCAAAAACTAATTGATGTAAGTTATGATTTCAAGTTATATCAGAAGTTTAATAACGTATCTTTACGTTCGTTTTGTACTAACAATAATGCGGCTTATGTGGCTGTTGAGGAAACCTATGGCGATGTTAGTTACAATGGGCATGCTAAAAAAGGAAAGGAATTTGAAAACCAAATGACTAACTTTGGTATCCTAATGGAAATTAAGGGTATTGAAGATCCATTTAAGTGGTCACGTCATGTAGTAGAACAATTACAAGTTAATGGTACTGGATTATATTATTCACCAAATAAAACTCGCCAACCAGGATTAACATCAGAAGGAAATATAGTATCAGCTCATCAAATAGATGACTTAGAAGAATTTGATGAAGTATTAGGTGAATACGCTGATTATGTTACTAACTTTATTGATGATATGAATAAAGTATTTAACTTTGGTGATGATTGGGGCATGTATATTCCTGAAGTAAAATATTTGAGTCCTGAACCATTAGTTAACTATCATGACTTATCATTGTCGCAGTTTTCAAATGTACATTTTGTAGGTGATGCTCTATCAGCTCGTGGTATTACAGTTAGTGGTGCTCAAGGTATCTATGTTGCTGAAAAATTAATTCAATATAGTCATCTTGTAGAATTGACACAAGAATCAAGTTTGGAATATTAAAAATAAGTTCGTACCTTTAAAATAAAAAGGTTATGGAAGAACGTCGCGGCAGGCCAAAAGAAATTATTCACGAGCCACCTCCAACTAAATTCGAACGTCGTTATGAAGACGAGTATACGATTGAAACATGGAAGTTTGATTTAAAAAAACAACCATATGGACCAATCGAAGTAGATATAAAGTATAAAGCAGGTGCTGAAAAAGCACTTAAACTAATAGCTAAGGAAGCTAAACAACAAAAGAAAATAGATCGCCAAATGAAAAAAATCAATAATAAAAACAAAAAATAAGTTATGGCTGAAACTAAAAAAATCAGAACACCAGATGGTACTATTATATATAGTTTAGATGGCAAGTTTCATAATTACGATGGACCTGCTATTGTACATCCTAAAGGCAGTGGCAAAAAGGATGAATATTATGTTTTTGGTTTTAAGAAAACTAAAGACCAATTTTTAGAGTGGAAAAAAGACCAAAAAGGTCTACCACCAGCAAAAAATCCATTATTTAAAACTAGATTGTAATGAGAATAGGTTTAGTAGGTACAATGAGTGTAGGTAAAACTACATTAGCAAAAGCATTAGGTGAATTGGATCAATTTAAAGATTATCCTGTACAAACAGAACGTAGTAAATATTTGCGCGATTTAGGTATTCCACTCAATACTGATTCTACATTGCGTGGTCAGTTTGTATTTTTAGCTGAACGTGCAAGTGAATTATTATTAGATAATATTATTACAGATCGTACAATTTGGGATGTATGTTCATTTACACTATCAGCAAAATCAATCACTGATTGGGAAAAACGCGATTTTGTTACAGCAGCTATGCATCTTAAAGATTATTACGATTTAGTTATTTATGTATCTCCACGTGGAGTTAGTATGGAGGATAATGGTGTTCGTGAAACTGATTTAGGATATCGCATGAAAATAGATACTGCTATACAATTAGCATTAGATGAATTTAAACCTAAGAAGTTAATTAGTGTAGAAGGTACAACTGATGAACGTATTGCTACTATTTTGCAGAATCTGTAATATTTATTGTAAATATTCCTACAATGGCAGAATTTAATTATAGCAAGTACGTTGCTGATATGGCGCAAAGAAAAGGCCCTCTACATGAAGAAGCTGAACAAAACCCCGCTAGTAATGTATTTGTAAATCAATTACAATCCACAGATAAATTAGTATACGAAGATAACATTAATGAATACGAAGTAATTTACGTTGTTGAAAACGGTAAATGCTATCGCATTACTGATGAAGGATATAAAGATGAAGTAAGCATGGATAAATGCAGAATGTATGCTGAGGCAATCGAAGATACTGATGTTGAAGCAACTGAAGACGAATTTAATTCAGCTGAGTTTGATAAAGAACCTTCAAAGAAAGATATTAAAGCTGCTGAAAAAGAATTTAGTTTAGAAGTTCCTAAAGCGGATGCTAGTGGAGATTCTGCATTTGAAAAAGCTAAACAAATTATCAAAATTAAAGTTGGTAAAATTTTAGCTCAACCTAAAGGACAAAGATCAAAATCTACTGATCTTGTAGTATTAAAACAATTTATCCAAAAACCAGAAATCAAAAAGGCATTTAAGTCACGCGGTTTAGATGTAATGGATTTCGTTAAAGACGTAATTGCTTAATATGGCAAAGAGAATTGATTTAGCAAGCTTAATAACTGAAGCAAGTATTAAAGATCCTCTATTACAACAAGTAATAAGATTACAACGTACTGCTACTAAAATATTCAAAAATACAGCTGATAATATTAATATTCCTCCTAGAGATAGAGCTGGTTTATTAAATGCATTTGGTGATTTAAATGACCAAATTGAACAATTAGGTTCAGCTATTGAAATGAATGTTAACGAAAGAGCTCAAATGAATGAAGTAGATACTTACAGCATTTCAGATGAAGCTTTTGAAAGAATGGATGGTTTAGTTTCTCAAGATGCTTTAAGAGATTTAATTAATGCTGTCCAAGCTATTATTCGTGGTTTAAAGGAAGAAGGATTTGAAGATGATGAAATATATGATTATGTTTTAGCTAACGTGAAAATGTTAGGTAGATAAGATATTAAGCACACCTCGCAGTCTGCTAAGCCCAACCCCGTAAGGTTGGGCTTTTTTATTTCGCGTATATTTATATATATAAACCTGTTATGGCTGAACAAAATATAAAAGACGTAATTAAACAGGAGTTCATTAGATGTGCTCAAGATCCTGTTTACTTTATGAAAAAATATTATTGGATTCAACACCCACAAAGAGGTAGAATTCAATTTGGATTATATCCATTCCAAGAAAAAGTATTAAACTTATTTAAAAGTAATTCCTATTGTATTACTAACAAATCAAGACAGTTAGGTATCTCTACTCTAGTATCAGCTTATTCATTATGGTTGATGTTATTTAATAAAGATAAAAACGTACTTGTAATCGCTACTAAGCAGGAAACTGCTAAAAATATGGTTACTAAAGTTCGTTTTGCTTATAATAATCTTCCTTCATGGTTAAGAATAAAAGCAGTAGAAGATAACAAATTATCCCTTCGATTACAAAACGGATCTCAAATTAAAGCCGTTTCGGCAGCAGGTGATGCAGGTCGTTCCGAAGCCGTATCTTTACTTGTAATAGATGAGGCTGCGTTTATTGAGCAAATTGAAGATATATTTGCTTCTGCTCAACAAACCCTAGCTACAGGAGGTGGTTGTATAGCCATCTCTACCCCTTATGGTACTGGTAACTGGTTTCATAAAACATGGACTAAAGCACAATCTGGTGAAAATAAGTTTATACCTATCAAATTACCTTGGACAGTCCACCCTGAAAGAACACAAGCATGGAGAGATGAACAAGATGGATTATTAGGACCTAGAAATGCAGCACAAGAGTGTGATTGTGACTTTACAACATCAGGTGATACTGTAATTGAACCTTCAATTTTAAATTTTTATATAGAATCCTTTATGAAGGAACCTATGGATAAAAGAGGTATTGATGGTTCCTATTGGGTTTGGGAAATACCAGACTATTCTAGACAATATGCTGTAATAGCTGACGTAGCCCGAGGTGATGGTAAAGACTTTTCAACATTTCATGTGATTGATGTAGCTGAAGCAAAACAAGTAGCAGAATTTAAACAACAAGTCTCAACTCGTGACTTTGGTAACTTACTTGTTTCTGTAGCTACAGAATATAACGATGCCTTATTAGTAATTGAAAATGCTAACGTGGGTTGGGCTGTAATCCAACAAGTTATAGATCGCGGTTATAAAAATTTATATTACTCTCCAAAAATGGATATTGGAATGGGTAATGTTGAACAATATCTTACTAAATTTGAAAACGGACAAGGTATGGTTCCTGGATTTACCACATCAGTAAAATCAAGACCACTTGTTATCTCAAAGATGGTGTCGTATATTCACGAGAAGGCATGTGTTATACAATCTAAACGAACGCTTGAAGAATTAAGAACGTTTGTTTGGAAAAATGGTAAAGCACAAGCACTTGATGGATATAATGATGATTTGGTAATGGCTTGGGGTATTGGAATGTTTTTAAGAGATACAGCTTTAACATTTAGACAGCAAGGGTTAGATATGGCTCGCGCTTCTATCAATGGAATTTATAGAACAGGTAACAATAATGCACCTGTTTATTCTCCTAATGCAGGAACGTTTATGCCTAATCCATACCAAATGGATTTACCTCACGATCAGACAGAAAATATAAATTGGTTGTTAGGTTAATAAATATTTATATAATATAATAAAAAAACATGGCTGATACATTTTTAGGTAGACTTAAAAAACTCTTCTCAACAGACGTTATAATAAGAAACGTTGGAGGAGACCAGCTCAAAGTGATGGATACAAATAATGTCCAAAGCTTAGGAGTTCTACAAACAAATTCAATATACGATCGCTACGCTCGTTTATATACCACATCAGGTGGTTGGAATTATAATCTTTCTCAACAACTTAATTACCCCACCACACGTATTCAATTATATGCTGACTATGAAGCGATGGATACAGATGCTATTTGTGCATCTGCTCTTGATATTGTAGCAGATGAATGTACTTTACGTAATGAACAAGGTGAAGTATTACAAATTAGAAGCAGTGACGAAACGATTCAAAGAATATTATACAATTTATTCTATGACATATTAAATATTGAATTTAATTTATGGTCATGGGCAAGAAATATGTGTAAATATGGTGATTTCTATCTTAAATTAGAAATTAGTGAAAAATTTGGTGTGTATGGTGTAATACCATTCTCCGCTTATAACATTCTAAGAGAAGAGGGATATGATTTGAAAAAACCTCAACAGGTTCGTTTCAAATATGATCCAACAGCACAAGCAACATCTCCATTAGGATATGTTTTATCAGCTCCATTAATGTCTGATCCAGATGGTAAAGGAGTTTATTTTGATAACTACGAAATGGCTCACTTTAGATTATTAAGTGATTTTAACTACTTACCTTATGGTAGAAGCTATTTAGAACCAGGACGTAAACTATATAAGCAATTAGTGTTAATGGAAGATGCGATGTTAATCCATCGTATTGTTCGTGCCCCAGAAAAAAGAGTATTCTATGTTAACGTAGGTAATATTCCACCAAACGAGGTAGAAGGTTACATGCAGAAAATGATTAACAAGATGAAGAAAACTCCAGTTGTTGATCCTCAAACTGGTCAGTACAACTTGAGATATAACATGCAAAACGTACTTGAGGATTTCTATATCCCAGTTCGTGGTGGTGACCAAACAACGAAAATTGATACTACAAAGGGCTTAGAATATGCGGCTATTGAAG